GAGCTGCGGGAAGTCTGACGGGTAAGAGAGTCTGAGGTTCTGATGGCTCGAGGTTCGAGTTCGCGGAGTGGGCCGGCGCCTGATCCGAATGCCCTTCGTAGGGATCGGGCGAGGGATGCGGGCGAGTGGGTCGAGCTGCCGTTGTCGGGCCGGGTGGGTGATCCGCCGTTGTGGCCGTTGACTGATGCGACTTCGCGGGAGTTGGAGCTGTGGGTGGCGCAGTGGTCGCGCCCGCAGGCGATCATGTGGGAGCAGAACGCCCAGGAGGTCGAGGTGGCCTTGTTCGTGCGGGCGTTGGTGGATGCCGAGCGGCCGGGCGCTACGACTGCGTCTCGGACGTTGGTCCGCCAGTTGCTCGAGGCGCTCGGCTTGTCGGTTCCTGGGCTCAGGCAGGCCCGGTGGAAGATCGTTGACACCGCGAGCGTCGAGCACGACTCGTCGCGGCCGGGTCGGAGAGCGAAGGGTTCGGCGCGCGACCGGCTGAAGGTGGTCACGGATTCAGAAGCGGGGGCTTGATGGACGCGAAGACTGAAGCCAGGTTCTGGTCGAAAGTCGATCGGTCTGACGTCAAGGGATGTTGGGTCTGGACGGGGACCTTGAGCGCCGGGTATGGGCGGTTCTTCTTGCATTCTGCTTCCGCGGGCCGGTCCCTCCCCCGCGCTCATCGGGTGGCATGGTGGCTGACCAATGGGCCGATGGATGCCTCTCTGGTCCTTGACCATCTCTGCCGCAACAAGGCCTGTGTGAATCCAGCGCATCTTGAGCAGGTCGAGCAGGCAGCGAATGTCCATCGCGGCGACGGCCCAACGGCCCAGAACGCTCGGAAGACTCGCTGCGTCCACGGTCACCCGTTCGACGCAAAGAACACGAAAACTAACCCCAACGGGGGCCGGGTCTGCCGTACCTGCAAGCGAATTCGCAGGCGCGTCTACAGCGCTCGGTGAACCTGCCTGACGGCCGGTCGATGTCGGTGGTCCCGGAGTGGATCGAGGCGCATTGCGTGGTCCCGGACGGGTTCCGCAAGGGCGAACGGTTCGTGCTGTACGACTACCAGCTCCGGTATTTCGGGGCGTTCTACCTCGTGAAACTCGACGCCGAGTGGGTGCCGGCGAATCCGGTGCTGGCGCCGGCGTTCGTGTACCGGCGTGGCCTCCTGATCGGTCCCCAGAAGTTGGGGAAGGGCCCGCACACGGCGGCGCACACCTGCCTGGAGGGTGTCGGCCCGGCCCTGTTCGCCGGGTGGGCTGGTGACGACGATGGGTATGTGTGCGTGGAGCATGGGTGCCGGTGCGGGTGGGAGTACCCGTACGAGCCGGGCGAGCCCAAAGGGATGCGGTGGCCGACCCCGTTGATCCAGATCACCGCGTTCAGCGAGGAACAGACCGACAACATCTACGACGCGCTCCGCCCGATGATCGAACTCGGCCCGCTCTCGGATCTGGTCCCGAAGACGGGTGAGGAGTTCATCCGCCTGCCGGGTGGCGGCAGGATCGACACCGTCACCTCGAGCGCCCAGTCCCGGTTGGGGCAGAGGGTGACGTTCGTCCCGCAGGACGAGGTCGGGATCTGGACCCCGAAGAACAAGATGTCGAAGGTCGCTGACACCCAATACCGTGGCCTGTCCGGCATGGGCGGACGCGCGTCCCTCTCTTCGAATGCGTGGGACCCGTCCGAAGACTCGGTCGGGCAAGTCCAGTTCGAATCACCCGACGCCGACATCTGGCGCCAGTTCGACCGGGCACCAGCGAACCTCTCGTACGCGAACAAGCGGGAACGGTCGAAGATCCACCGCATCGTGTACCCGCCCGACACGTGGCGCACCAACGGCGGTCACGTCGACCTCGACGCCATCGAAGCCGAAGCCGACAGCCTCGCGCAGCGCGACCCGCCCCAAGCGATGCGGTTCTACGGCAACATCATCGCCCGCAGCGCCCGCACCGCGGTCGACCCGCAACGATGGAAGGAACTCGCCCGCCCCGACATCGTCGTCCCCGACGGCACGCAGATCGGGCTCGGCTTCGACGGCTCCATCTCCGGCGACGCAACCATGCTCTACGGCTGCACCCGAGAAGGTCACACGTTCGAGATCGGCACATGGGAAGCCCCCACCGACCAGTGGGGCGCCACGATCGACGGGTGGGCAGTTCCTCGCGCTGAAGTCCATCAACGGATCGCGGAGACATTCGACCGGTACAAGGTCGGCCGATTCCTGGTCGACCCACCGAAGTGGTGGTCCGAGCTCGACGAATGGGTGAAGCTCTACAACGTCGACGCCCGAGGCCAGAAACTGCCGGTCGCTGACGCGATCGTCATGGGGTTCGACACGTACGTCACGAAACGCATGGGCGCCGCGATTGACCGGTGGTTGACCGCCATCGCGGAGAAGACCCACACGCACGACGGGTCCGACCCGCTCCGCCGGCACATCCTCGCCGCGCACCTCGAGAAGGTCGGCGTCAACGCCGACGACGGCGACGGACGCACGATCTACAAGCTCGTGAAGGGCGACGACCTCCGCAAGATCGACGGCGCGGTCGCTGACGTCCTCGCGCTCGAGGCGGCCATGACGATGCCGGACCTCCCGAAGCGGAAGACGCCACTCGCCGCACTTGTCTAACCCCAGAGGTCCCGCATGATCGCGAAGTTCATGGTCGGGACCGGGATCCTTCTCGTGGCGTTCGGGCTTGGCCTCGCCTGGGTGCCGCTCGGATTCATCGCTGCCGGGCTCGGGACCGCAGCCGCGGGACTGTTCCTCGACTTCCCCGACCGTGAGAAAGCCGGTGAGCAGTGAGCAGACTCATCGACCGGCTCACCCAACGCGCACCGCAGCCAGTCAGCATCACGGACTGGTCGAAGATGTTCCGTCCGGGCGCACAGTTCTCCTATAACGGGATGCTCAACCAGGCGTTCAACGTCGGTAGCGCCCAAGACGGCGCGCTGTACGACTCGAACAGTGTCGTGTTCGCGGTCACCGCGAACCGGATCCTGTTGCTCTCCGAAGTCCGGTTCCTCTACCAACGGTTGCGGAACTCGCGGCCCACCGACCTGTTCGGCGACACGACCCTCGCGATCATGGAAGAGCCGTGGCCGGGCGCGTCGACCCGCGAGCTCCTCGCCCAAGCCGAACTCGACATCACCTGCTCCGGGAACTCGTACTGGGTGCGTGACGGCGATCACCTCCTGCGTCTCGACCCGCAGTACGTGAAGCTGATCACGGTCGGCGCGTACGACGAGCTCGTCACCGGCTACCAGATCGGTGAGCGACTCGCCGCGTACATGTACGTGAAGGACCCGCAACGCCCGGTCGTGTTCCTCCCTGACCAGATCGCCCACTACCGGCCGTACCCGGACCAGTCGAACCGGTTCCTCGGCAAGTCGTGGCTGTCGTCGTGTATCTCGGACGTGAACAGCGACTCGGCGATCACCACCCACAAGCAGTCGACGCTCGGGAGCGGAGCGAACCTGCGGTACGCGGTGACGTTCGATCCCGACATCAACGAGAACGAGTTCGAGTTCTTCGTCGATTTCTTCCGCAAGAACTACGAAGGCCCCGAAAACGCGGGGAAGACCCTCATGCTCGGTGGCGGCGCCGACGTCAAGACTGTCGGGCAGACCTTCGAAGGCCTCGCGATGAAAGCGATCACCGACTCGAGCGAAGCGCGCATCGCCGCATGTGCCGGCGTACCCCCAGTGATCGCCGGGCTGATCCCCGGTCTCGACAGCTCGACGTACTCGAACTACGGCCAAGCCCGCCGCCGCCTCGCCGACGCGACGCTCCGACCGTTGTGGGGGTTCTTCGCCAGCGCGTTCTCTTCGGTTGTCGACGTCCCCTCAGACGCGCGGCTCTGGTACGACGACCGCGACGTCCCGTTCCTCCGTGAAGACGTCGGCGATCAGGCGAAGATCGCCGAGAGCGAGATGACGACGATCACCGCGGGGGTGACCGCCGGGTTCACCCCCGAAAGCGTTGTCGCCGCTACCTCCGCGGGTGACTGGACCCTCCTCGAACATTCCGGGAAGTTCAGCGTCCAGCTGCAATCCGAAGAGCAGATGAAAGAGCTCGAGGCCCGCAAAGCCCTCCCCGCGCCGAACGGCAAAGCAACTGCGCCTGTGGCGCCCTGACGAAAGCCAGAGCACATGACTGACGAACAGACCGGCATGGTGTTCCGCGCGCTCGCGGAGCCGCTCCAGTTCCCCGGCGATGATGGCCTCACCCTCGAAGGGTACGCGGCTGTGTTCAACCGGCGTGCCCACATCGTTGATCATCTCGGCGAGTACGACGAGGTGATCAAGCCGGGAGCGTTCAAGCGCAGCATCAACGCGCGGACACCGTTCCTCATGTACCAGCACGGCCGGCACCCGGTGTTCGGGCAGTTC